TGAGGACGTAGATCCGTGGGAAGTGGTTGAATTTCCTGCAATTAAAGACGACGGACAGGCACTTTGGCCAGAATTTTGGGATGTTGAGGAGCTTTTATCCAAAAAAGCAGCCCTGGACATCCGTTATTGGAATGCGCAGTACATGCAGCAGCCTACTTCTGAAGAAGGAGCGCTGATTAAACGTGAATGGTGGAAAATTTGGGAAAAAGATGACCCTCCCGAGTGCGAGTTCATCATTATGTCGCTCGATGCAGCGCAAGAAGCTACTAATAGGGCTGACTATAACGCGCTAACGACGTGGGGTGTGTTTTATAACGAGGAAACACAGAACTTTGCCATCATTTTGCTCAATGCCATCAAGAAAAGGATGGAGTACCCAGAGCTTAAGAAGCTGGTGCTTGAGGAATATAGAGAATGGCAGCCAGATGCGTTCATGGTAGAGAAGAAATCCAACGGATCGGCACTTTATCAAGAGTTTAGGCGCATGGGCGTGCCTGTAGGGGAGTTTACTCCGGGCAAAGGACAGGACAAAATAGCGCGTGTGAACGCAGTGTCTGACTTATTTGCGTCTGGCATCGTGTACGCACCAGATCGTAGGTGGGCTAAGGAAGTCATAGAAGAGTGCAACGACTTTCCAGCCGGCACCAACGACGACTTGGTGGACTCGACGACGCTTGCGCTGTTAAGATTCCGACAGGGTGGGTTTTTACGACTTCCGACAGACGAGCCGGAAGATAACTTTTTGAAACAGTATCGCAAAAAAGCTGCGTATTACTAAGGATACATCATGGCGACAAATATGGACAAGGCTTTGTACGAAGCTCCTAAAGGACTAGATCAGTTAGGGGTGGAAGAAGAGCCAATTGAGATCGAGATTGAAGACCCTGAGGCAGTACGCATCCGCGCAGGCGATGTTGAAGTAGAGATTGAGCCAACAGAGGACGATGATGAGTTTAGTAAAAACTTGGCTGAAGATATCCCTGATGATGTTCTTGCCTCACTTGCTAGCGAGTTGATTGGAGACTTTGAGTCTGATGTGTCTGCTCGCAAAGATTGGGTGCAGACTTATGTTGATGGTCTAGAACTATTAGGTCTGAAGATTGAGGAAAGAACAGAACCCTGGCCCGGCGCTTGTGGTGTGTATCACCCTCTCTTGACTGAAGCGGTTGTGAAGTTCCAAGCTGAGACCATGATGGAGACGTTCCCTGCAATGGGGCCTGTCAAGACAAAGATCATTGGCAAAGAAACTCCAGAGAAGAAAGACGCAGCGGAGCGAGTTCAAGAAGACATGAACTATCAGCTTACTGACGTGATGAAAGAGTACAGACCTGAGCATGAGCGCATGCTCTGGGGCTTGGGCCTTGCTGGTAACGCGTTTAAGAAGGTGTATTTTGATCCAGCCCTTGGCCGTCAAGTATCTATGTATGCGCCAGCAGAAGATGTGGTCGTGCCATACGGCGCTTCAAGTCTTGCCGATGCGGAACGTATCACGCACGTCATGCGTAAGAACAAGAATGACTTAAAACGCTTGCAGCATGAAGGCTTCTACCGTGATATTGATCTGGGTGAACCCACTCAAACAATGGACGAAGTAGAGAAGCGTATTGCAGAGAAAATGGGCTTTCGTGCAACCGAAGATGATCGATTTAAACTTTTAGAAATGCAGGTTGATCTAGACCTCAAAGGCTATGAGCATAAAGACGAAGACAGCGGCGAAGAGACGGGGATTGCGCTCCCATACATCGTCACGATTGAGAAGGGTACAACGAACATCCTTGCGATCCGCCGCAACTGGGAACCAGACGACGACCTCTGCCAAAAGCGGACCCACTTTGTCCACTACGGTTATATTCCCGGGTTCGGTTTTTATAATTTTGGCCTTGTCCACCTTATTGGTTCTTTTGCTAAATCTGGTACTTCTATCCTTCGTCAGTTGGTGGATGCTGGAACTTTATCAAATTTACCCGGCGGTTTTAAGACTAGAGGATTACGCACCAAAGGTGATGACACCCCAATCTCCCCCGGTGAATTCCGTGATGTAGACGTTCCTAGCGGCACGATGCGTGACAACATCATGCCCTTGCCATACAAGGAGCCATCACAAGTTTTGGCAATGTTGCTAAATCAGATTATTGATGAAGGCCGCAAGTTTGCTGGCGCTGTAGAGTTGCAGACATCAGACATGTCAGCACAGGCTCCCGTGGGCACGACTCTAGCT